GATCGGTGTTTGTAAAGCAACGGCTGTTGTAGTGGCGATCAAGGTATGTAGGGCTTGCTCTGGACGTTCGTTTAAAAAATCCTCAAACGTTTTATCTTTTTCGCTTGGTAAACTAAGAAATGTATCAAAGTCTTGGCCGAGAGTCGCAACTTGTTCCGTAAAATTCTCATAACCGAACTGGGTCGCTAACATCTTAATTAAAGAGTCCCCTGACTTTAACCCCTTCATCAATTTCCAAAGAGGTAATCGCTCAGTTATATACTCAATTGTTCCCTGTCTGAAACCATACCCAAGTGAACTGGTTTCAGATAAACCTTGCTTTAAAGCCTCACTAGCAGACATTCCGGCCACCGCTCCAGTCAATGGTAAAAGAATAAAGTTAGGGTTTTTTGTAATTAAAAAAGCGACTATGCCAGGAGTATTCAGTCCCACAGAACGAACACCACTAAACATATCTTGTGCCCAGGATGGAAGGTGGGATATGTCACCCTGAATCCATTCTGATCCATCTAATTGGCTGTCACCAAGGCGGTGAAGTGCCTCCGCCAAAGGCTTAAGTAGTACCGTATCCTCTCCAGTTACCCATTTATTTAAATCGTTAAGTGCGCCAAATCCAGACCCAGCAAGATTCACAAGACCACCCGCAAGGTCACTAACTCCCGCAGCAGCACTTCTAGGGATTTGAGCTATAGTTGAAGCTAAACTTTCCCATCTACCTAAATGCTCAAGGTCATCATAAGCTAGGGCAGCGAAGGCAGGGTTACGCAACTGCTCTGCCAGAATGGGAGAATCAATAGATAGTTTCTCAGCATCAAGCCTTTGTAGATCAACCATCCTTTTGACCTGCACCATATTCTGTCTGATCATTTCAGGTGATAAACCTGACTCTTCTGATAGTCTGATGATTTCGGCTTCTTGGTCAGCATCATTCATTGATGCCAATGACAGATTCTGCTTTATAGTTTTGATATTATTTTGCTTTTGATCTTTTATATATCCAGCAAAGTCTTGCTCAGATGTTTCGTCCTGATCTGCAATTTCTAGGGTTTTTTCTGTAAATGCCTTGTCTTTTATATACCCAGCAAAGTCTTGCTCAACGCCTATTGGAGTGCTAGATTGAGTATCTATTAATGGAGAGTTAATGTTACTCTTCTCTTCCTCATCACCATCAAGGGTATCTAAAATATAACCTAAAGCCATTATCTATTCCTTCCGTTAAAGTGAATCTTCTAACTTCATAATTGTTTCTAAAATTAGCTGCTTTCGTTCTTCATAAAATTTGTCTCTGATTTCAAATCCTGCTAACTCTGAAGAATCTGCATCAGGGTTAGTATTGTTAATATCAGCATCCATTGCAGCCTCTGATAGATTTGAACCTTCATAAATCAAATCCTCTGACCCGTCTAGACTATCAACATAAATATTGCTGGCTTGGTATTTATCAATAAAGCTCAATTCCTCTTTAAGAGACGCTATTGAGTTGTTAATTTGTTCAGTTTTGGTGACTACAGGTTCATTGTTTAAAACCTCGGATTTCGTAAGTGGAGCGTTCTTATAAATGTCTTTTATTTGATCCACCGTATATTTCAGTGTTGGAATAGCATTAGATTTAATTGTTTTTAGCTCAGAGTAAGTAGGTTGGCGTTTATTTTTGGCCACAAAATATGTTATTGATTTTTCAATCAACTCATTTTTCTCCACCGCTCTAAGAGTGGTAAGAACTTTGTCCAACTTTTCCTGATTCAGCAAACTCAATTCTGCAATATTTTGAGCGGTCTGCTTGGCCCCTATATCCTTAATGTATGTCATTACTTCTGATCTACGAACATCTGTTATCTCTTTCAAGTAGATGTCCTCACCGTCAACTTTAACATAGGCTGTTTCCAGCTCATCTTCTGTCATTAGGGCAACCGGCATCTTTTTGTCAACCCCCCAGCCATCCCAATAAGCCTCGTTTGCACGTATATCAAGAAGTATTTTCTGGTACTCTTGGTCATCAGGTTTTCGGTTGTTCGTTTCAACAAATGCAGCCACCTTGGTGTCAACCCTGCGAACGAATGACCTGATCGCATCACCAGAACCACCACTTTTATCAAAATTAGCTAAATCTTTACCTAAAGAGCCCAACACCATCTCCAACTGCTCCTTACGCGAGAGGGATGACTCGACTGCTGTGTGACTCTTTTGTAGTTCCATGAGGTTGTCTAGGTCTGTCTCGGACATAATGCCAATAAATCGCACTAAATTCTCTTTCTTAAATTCCTCATAATTATTGTGCGCCATGTTTTGTAATCTATAGAACTCCGCCTTTCCAGCTCTAGGATTAACTGACGTTAACGATAAAGCTAATTTCAAGGCAGCCTTTATTTCTTTGTTTAGAGATACTTGTTTGTCAGGATGCATCGCTGCCCAGACACCAGTAGGCATGTTGGCTTTGGTTCCGCCATCTAAAAAGTGCTGAACTGCTTGTTTATAGGCATCATCCTCTACACGCTTTGTATTCTTTATATTATCTGCTTGTTGATTATTAATCCTTGTGACTACAAGGTCTCTTAGGGAAGCGTCTTCAATATCTCTGGCTACTTCTAACTGCTTCTGATAAGAATCGTTCTTTGAATCTGCCATAATTTCATCAGCGAGTCGTTGCGATTTTTTCTTATCTGTGCCTTCTTTGAGCATAGCTTCCAATACGCCCCAAGATTCTGGGTCTATCTCTTTTTTGTATTTTTCATAATATTCGAGTGCCTTACTCGGGGTGTCAACCTCGAGATTTTTAATGACCTGAATATGACCCTTAGAGGTAAAACCTAAAACAGCCTGCTTAATGATGCCCCTTTCACCGTCATCTTTAGGGTTGTTGACATCAATACCCATATCTTTGAGTTGGTCGTTGATCTCAATTATTCCCACATTTTTAGCAGCTTGGACGGCTACCAAATCATGAGTATTGGCTACCATATCATCTATCTGAGAGTCAATTCTGGCCAACCTTTGGGCTTTATTATAAGTTTTGATCTGGCTTGTGACGTGAGTAGAAACCCTATTAAATGCGTTATTTGTCCTAACATCCGCCATCGCATTAAAAGTGTTGTTCAGTCTTGGGTCGAGGTCTTTTGACAGCTTCTCTCTATATGCAGTAATATCATCTTCATATGGCTGTTTGGCATCCAGTGCTGCACGGCCTTGCAACTGTGAAAATGCACCCCACTTGTCCCTAATATAACCGGAGTAGTTATTATCCATCTCACGCATGACACCTTTGTCATACTCGTCTCTAATCTTAAGAGCATGATCAAACATCGTATCACCCAACTGAGAAATCGCCTGACCTCTGTTAATTTGTGCACGGGCGATATTGCCACCGAAGGCATCATCAGAGATGTTGATGTTTTGACGCGCAGTGACGGTTCGTGAACTTACTTGACCGGGCTCATACGTTGGTACTTTAGGCATTTCTTCTCCTTCCTTATTACTTAGTAAACATGTACCATTTAGACGCGACGCTACCTATGCCAGACAGCAATGAGGTTTTAGCATTCATATTTCCCGCTGTCAGTGCATTATTTCCAGACATCCTATTGACTTCAGCCTGAGCTCCTAAATTCATAGCATCAACCTCAGACTCATAAGACTCACGTTCAGCATTTGAGCGGATAGTTAATGCATCGATTTCAGATAATATAGCTGTATCTTGTGCGATCTCAAGCGCACTTCCAGTATCAACTTCAATACCACGAGATGCAATTACAGCTCGCTGTCTGCCTTTGAGTTTAAATGTCTTACTTCGATGTAGCTGCTCTCGAGCAAAACCACGATCAAGTGCATCTTGAGCTTTCCATTCAGCGATAAGCTTGTTATTCTCATTAACACCGGCTTTATAGTCATAGGTTTGCTTCTGCGCCAGACCTGAAGCCTTTTGACCCTTGGCCTGTGCCGAGGCACCGGCTATCGTGGCACCTACTGAAATTACCGCCAGTGGACTACACATTATTCTGTCCCCTTAATCTGTTTTTTGTTCTTGTTAACCTTAGTTTGTTGTCCAAGTTTATTTTGTTTAGGTTCTGATTGGGTCTTTTGGTTTCCAAACCCAGTCATCGAAACTGCTGGATTTATCATCATCTTCAAAATTGTTGGATTACACATTTTTCGTCCTCATAGTAAATTTATGAAACTCCAAGCCATTAATACCCCAAGGCTTAGGTTCTTCCATTTTGAATCCCATCCATTTCAACCAGTGAATAGCCACATCATTTCGAGCGTCAACGTAATTCTCCAAGTTGGAATACGAATCTCGTAACTTTTTAATAACGGGTTTACAACGACGCAGGAATGCCATCGGATGCTTTTCAATTACGTAAGTTGCTAATAACCAAGGTGACCCCTTTGAGCTCAGTAACGAGACAGGGCAAACACCCCACATACACGCAAGTTCACCGTTAACCAGACCAGCTTTTGAATAGCTCGACAATTGAACTGAATGGGTAATCACACTTTTCAGTGATAACGGGCTTGATGCTTTAACCTCATCACGGTCGGCCTGTCGCATGTTGCGAACCAACTCATCAATATCTTGAGGCTCAATATCTCTAATTTCAACGTCAACCACCAACTGAAACCTCCGGTATCACGGCAAGTAGCGTGACAGGTAATGGGTCATCTTGTCTGAAAAAGATCGAGCCTGAACTTGCCCACTTAGAAGGGATCGTTACACGTATATCACCGGTCTTTAAAGAGGTTGGGTCACCGTAATTTTCATAAGCTCTTTGTTTGAATTCGGTTAGATTATCCGATGATGGGCCAACCTTTCCACCACGAGTATTTTCAACTCTAAAGGTGATGGTTGAGATGCTCTTGGTTTTACCCTGGATGGTACCCTGTGCATCTTCCAGGTCTAGGGTTTGGAAATCTGCTTGAATCGGCAAGCCAATATGAATCTTTACCGCAGGTGTGTCAATACTCACCGCGCCAGAACTGACCACTTTTGAGGATGCGACTGAGCCATCAGCTAAAATTGAAACTGTCTCACCTTCGAGATGGTCTAACCCAGATAATTCATCGACACCCTTAGCCCAAGTGCTGGTTGCCACACTTTGAAATGCAGTTGGAACATCTCGTCCTGCTCTAACCGTCACCACAGTGCCAGAGGTATAAGCTTTAATAGTACAAACCAAAGTGTCTGTGCCGATGGTCAACACAATAGTATTACCAACATCACCTGAAACGAAGGTTGAAGAGACGCTCGCAGTGAGGGTTAAATTTTCGGTATGTTTCCAAGTCGAACCACCCGATAAGGTCATTGAAGTTGTACCAGCAGTATGTGTGCCATCATATGACAGACCACTATCGACAAAGAAGGCATCCTTCACATCGGCAATAACCCTGGATGCTAGACGTTCAATGTAGCGCTTAGTTGAACCACCGATTGTTCTATTGACCACGAAATAAGTCGCATCTTCGTTCCCTTCTGCAACGGAACAAACTGACTCAAAGGTGCCATCAGTATCGTGTCTTGCCCAACCCCAAACCTCATGCTCTCGCATATACGTCAGTGATGCCACAGAACCGTCATCCAATACCACCCAGACAATAGAGTGAGGTGATTGTGAGTAGGCCCACTCTTTAATACTCTTACCAGCAAATAGATGATTTGATAGTACCGTGAGGTCGTTACCAGTGTAGGCATCGCTATCAAGGTTGAAACCGAGATCACGAATAATAGAACCTTTCGATTGAACGTATAAAATGGTATTACCAATCACCAGCGGAGGTGCTTCAGAAGCTCCACGATAACCTTGTGGCTCAATTGAAATAGATGTTGGGGTAACCACCCTACCATCACCAGGTACCATCAACCACTCACCACCCGATGTGAGAACGACTAAATCTGATAGTGGCACCATGTGTCTTATCTCATTCACTTGCGAAGAAGCAATAGTAAAGGTGACGGCATCGTCATCCTTTAGCGGTGTTGAGATATTAAAATTATGATAATTTCCAGTTTGCGACATATAAACACGTTGCGGATTGTTGTTAGTTTGCGCAAAAATTAATCGTTGTTGGTAATATGAAACCGCAGCAGGATAATTATCTGTCGAGTTGAATAAGCTCTTATTGATTTGCGGTGTGTCATTAGCATCTGCAATAATATTGTTGTCCACAAATGAGGTGCCTGTTGAACGACCGACAAACCCAAATATACCACCAGTCATCTTATACACATTGTACATATCAGCACCCGATACACCTGACCATGAAATGGTATTAGTGACTGTCGATGTTAGATTGTTGTTGGTGATAGAGGTCGAGGATGAACTCATAGACTCGGTTGCGATTGAGGTATCTGATGCTGTGACTATATATTGATAAGAAGTTGAATCAAGAGAGGAATTATAGTTTTGTCTTGTTGAGCTTACTCCAGTTGGAGCAGATAAATCTGTGCCTGTCGTGATCAGTGTTATCGACCAAAGTGTGTGGCTTGATCTGGCTAACTCCCTAGGTTGGTGTGATGGATGACATATGGTTAAAACATCAGCCGACTGTGTGTAATTTAAATCTTTAATTTCACTGTCGGAATAAGGGGTGGCAATTTCAACTGGTGATGCACCAGCGTAAACCTGACCGCCATCTTTAATAACTCGCATAGTTAGATGGCCAAACTCTAAAATATAAGTCTGCTCAGTATTAAATTCAAAAGGGATTAATCGTGTATTTTTGCTTGAGTCTTTCGTTTCACATATGAACTTAGTTCCGGCTCTATTAGACACGCCACCGTGGGCTTGAATGATGAAATTACGACAGGTTTTTAGACCGACCGAATACTTTGCCAAATCTACCCTGGCATGTAACGATGGTGCTAGTTCACCACCAGAGAATGAAGGTTGTATCGTGTAAGCTGGCATTAAGACCTAGCGGTTATCCAAGCTGCTTCACGATTGATGTCTTCGTGTGATTCGTTTGAATCAAAAGTTTGCGCTTGCGATACTGCTTCAATATACATTTGATGGGCCATCTTTAATCTTTCGTGATCTCGGGTCAATGGCATGGCTACAGACGCAGCAATCTTCCAGGTCAGTGCATTGATAAACAATGGATCGAACGCCAAGGTATTAGTAACCTTGTAGGTATAAACCAGAACTGCATCTTCTTGATCAGTAAGAATAACTCTGGAATTGTATGCATCAGATAGAGCTATCTCGAATTTAATCGGGTCTCCGGCTGTATCAGTTTGCAATATTTCACGAGCGTAAATCGCATCGTTGGGATATGAATAACGGTAAGACCAATTACCTGGTGGACTACCCATATCTGACAGTGCTAGGTGACGCTTCGCAAAACCCCAAGGATGGGTACGAAGTACAGAGTCACGGGCATCTGCATATAATAAGTTGCAATGGAATGCTTCTTCCGATTGCTCAGTTAGAGAGGAAATGGTTGCACTGGCACCGATGTGTGAGAGCGCTAGATTACAAATGTCTACTTCACTAGCCATATATACTCCATAAATAATAAGGACCAAGAGGCCGAAGCCCCTTGGAAATTTGCCTAATACT